GAATTTGATCTAGTAGGAAGAAAATATGATGTATTCGGTCAGTACATTGGAGATGACCTGATTTCTACTATTACTTCTTCAAGTGAAATTGAAAAAGCAATATTAGAAATTGATAAAATCAGTGATGAAGATACCGAAGTCAAAGGGCAAGTTAAGGCCCAAAGGGTGTCAAAAGATATCGGTAAGGTTAAAAGAATGGCTTTAGGTACTACTAAAGGTAGGCTTTACGCTTATCTTTTAGGTCGTTCTGAAAAAGACGTTAACGGGAATGTCACGATGTTTGTTGATAGAGCGGAATTCATAAGAGTCGCTAGTAGTTTTATGGGGGCACAAGAGGCCGCTGATATCTATGATAATGTCGCTAATGACAATGTCCCTAATAACGCATTGGACGCACAGAGCTACACAGGTAATATAGACAAAGCCTATGAGGACTCTAAGTCTAAGATTGAAAGAGAAACAAACAAAGCGATTTTTACGATAAAGAACGCTATAGTCAAACTGTTGGATAGGCAGCACCTTATTAAGGCGGAAGTTCTTAAAGCTGGCTTGCAAAGAGCGAAAAACTTAATCGTCAACAAAGCTGGGGCATCTTCAAGGGCATTGGCATTTGTAAAATCTTGGGAGTCAAGAATCTATAAAGGGCTTAGCCAAGAGGAAAATACTCTTCTTGACAAGATTATTGTCCTCCGTAGGATATCTACGATTGATGCAAATTTTGCCGAAAGGTTTGATGATGCATTGGCTGAGTACAATGATGCGATGGCTAAACTTCAAAATCTTCAGCCTAATACGCCAGCCTACGATAAGACGCTAAGAAAAGCGTTAAATGCTCAAAAAAAGATGGCGGAAGCAAAGCCACCAACACATCCAGAAAATATAGATGGTTTAACCGCATCTCTTGAGCTATCAAGACTCCAAGCTGAAATGGGAGATGAAGCGTTTGCTAAGCTAAATGAAAGAGCTGACGAGTACTTTGACGCATTTTCATCAATACTCGATGAGCTGTATAGAGAGGGTATGATAAGCGAAAAACTTTATGAGCAGTTAGCTGGGCTCGACTATCAGCCTCGTGTGTTTCTTGATCATATGTTTGAAGATATGGACTCAAATATGATGAGTGAACACAGGTTCACTGGTCCAATAATCCAAAGGCTTAAAGAGGGTAGTGATAAAGAAATGCTTTTCAATTCGAGGTACTTACTACGTATATACGCAAAAAATGCCTTTACTAGGATGGCTAAAAACAAAATACACGTAGAGTTGGGTAAAGCGGCTGATATTCCAACCAATGCCTCTTGGATATCTAAAACAGCTAAAACTGGTTTTAGCGAAATTGTGTACTATACGCAAAAAGGAAGAAAGCAGGGGGTTCAGCAAAAGTTTTATCTTAGGAACGACTTGTACAGCTCTCTTAATGATATGAAGCGATATGGGTTACTTTCTCCTCAAGCCCAAAAACTTCTCGGCATAGCCACTTTTTCAAGACTGTTAAAAATGCTGGCAACTCAACTTAACCCGCTGTTTGTTGTCAAGAACGTACCTAGGGATTTTACCCATATATTAATGTTCACTGATTTTTACGATAACGTACCGCTACCAATAGCAATGTTTAAGCTAGGAATGGACTACATCCGTGGTGCTAAGAGTAAGATTACTGATGACAAGTGGTTTAAACTTTACATAAAGTTTGGAGGTGGTATGGAGTTTCTTTCCACGGAAGGAGAGGAAAGTGTTGGGCTTGGTAATCCATCTTCAGCTCAGCAGAGAAGAATGGCTCGCCTTGGTATGAAGGCTTCTGAAGTTTTAACCAAGGGTAGAGAGTACTTGGGCTATCTAGGCGAGCTATCTGAAATAGCTCCAAGGCTAGGTATATTTCAGTCATTAGTTGAGAAGAGGCTTGAAGAGGCGGGGGTAGATATTAATAGCGAAGCAGCTAAGCCTATAATAGAAGAAGCTGTTGCTTTGGTTAGAGAGATAATAGATTTCTCTCAAGGAGGTGAATTAACTAAGGCTGGAGAGTCCGCCATACCATATCTTAACGCAGCGTTTCAAGGATTTAGGGTGTCTACAAGTTATATAGCAAACAACCCCAAACAGTTTGCCTTCAAGCTAGCTCAGTTATCGGTAGCCATTTTTACCTTAGCTCTGTTTAATGCATCACTTGGAGACGATGATATGGAGGATATATCCGATGAAATAAAATTCAGGAACTGGATTATACTTACCCCATTTAAAGATAAAGATGGTAATAGGTATTACTTAAAGATAGCAAAAACCCAACAGCTACAGGCTTTCGCCAACTTGTTGGAAATTGGGGCTGAGGCATACGTTGCTAGTCAAAACAACCGTGACCCAAGGATAAATGATGACATTTCAAAGATTGCCCTTAAAACTGTAGGGTCATATCTTCCAAAAGACATCGGTAAATTAGACAAGGAGATAATGACCGCAGTCCCCGTTTTCGCATCTATGTACACTTACAGTTCAAATTATGATGCCTTTAGAGACCAAATTGTTAGCAGGGACTACGCAAAACAAACTTCTCAAGGAAAACCATCTCCCCAATACGAGGATTTATTCAATAAGGATGTACCTTATTTTTATAAAGCTATCGGACAAGGATTGGGATTAGGGCCAAAAAGATTGCAAGCAGCTACAGAAAAAGTTATTACAAGCCCTCATAGTTCTCTGATTGTTATGGGTTCGTATTCCATACTTGACGCTTTTTCTAGGAAATACGAATTAGAGGGCCCGAATGGTATGAAAATTCAAGATGTTCAAGATATATCTAAGGGTGTAGGAGAAAGGTTGGGGGCTGATGCCACGAAGGTATTTGTCGGAGTAACAAACCCAGATACAAAAAGTTACAGAAAGAGAGAAGAAGTCGACAAAGCTAACATAGAAAGCAATGACAGAAGATTGTTTCTAAAGAAAGAAGCAGATAAGTGGGGTGAAAAGCTTTACAATCTAAACGAACAAAAGGTAACTGCGGAAACATACAATAGAACTATCGATTCAATAAAGGCTGAAGTAAGAAAGCTTGATGAAAAGGACGCAGAGTTTTTCAAAAACAGAATTAATGCAGTAGCGAAAAAAGGGCCAGATATACCTCAGCAGTATAATGAGTTGATGTTTGCTGCAGATGATGTAGCCAGAGCTAAAATATTATACATCTACGACCAAAATATGACCGACCAAGAGATATATAACTATATGGGGGATTACACTTCAGCTGTTGGTAGGAATATAAATAGAGAGCAAAACATAAGAATTGCCAAAGAGTATGCCAAAATAAAAAGAGATGAAGAGAAGTAAATTTGCACTCGCAATATGTTTAACGGTATTCTTCTGTTTGTTGGCCTCTTGCTCGGCAAACTGGCATCTAAGACGTGCAATAAAAAAGGACCCGATGATAGTGGTCAAAGACACCGTCATCCTCAATGACACGTTCTACACCCCAGAGGTCCACGTCACAGATACTTTCGTCACAAGTAAGTACGACACCATTGAGCTTATTAAAGACAAACTCCACATACAAATTATAAGACAAAATGACACTATTAGACTTGCTGGGACTTGCAAATCGGATACACTCGTGCGGGTGGTTAGGATACCAGTCGAGAAGATTGTTTACAAGGAAGCGAAAAAAGACTCGCCTTTCAAGTATATCGGAGTTGCAGTTTGGGGACTCTGCGTGCTACTACTGATTATGAGAGGGATGAGGCGATAAAGTCTCTCGCTATTGTATCCTCTACTTCGTTGAAGTTGTGGTTCTGAAATTCTTCTAGCTTTCTAGACTGACCAGGACACCATTCTTGCCCATTTGGAATCTTAAACTGCTTATACTCCTCTATGGTCTTGCACCAGTAGTGGTTTATTTGAGCTACATCTATGCTGCCACCTTCATTGAAGGGGCCATTACCTGTTTTAAATGATTGGTCTATCCACTCTAGATTTGAACTGTGAGGTTGTTCATTAAAGATATGCTTATACTTCGTGTTGACAATTACTTTTATATGCTTGTCAGCACTCTCTTGTCTTTTTGTGAACCTGTTCAACAAGCTGTAATCTCCATCGGGTTTTTCTAGTCCATTATCACCAAAGAAAGTCCAGTTAACGGCTATTGACTTTGGCTTGTAAGGATAGAATGACTTAATGAAGTCCTTCACATTACTATGTTTTTTGAGACACAGATATTCATCAGCATCAAATATAGCTATCCAGTCATATACTCCCCTAAACTTCTCTATAATTGAATTGTAGGTTATTAGTTGCGTTAATATCCTATGCTCAATAGTAGGAGTGCTTAATAGTATTACTTCCTCTCTATGCGGGGAGTAATCCCAATCGTTAGCAACTACAATCACTTTATCAAACCCAAGGGCTAAATGGTAATCCACCCACTCCTTGATGTAAAGGTCTTCGTTTTTGGCAATGCAAGCAATAGCAGTCCTCATTTTGTTATGTACCAGCTTTCTATTTGAGGTTCTTCTGATGGGGTGAAGTTTTTTCCGATTATAGCGGTGAACTCTTCTAGAGCCTTCTTAACTCCAGGGAGGTTCCTATCGTGCCCACATAATACACCACCATCTTTTACTTTCCCCCAATAATTGGTCATATCGTGGAAAGCCCATTCATAAGAGTGGTCTGCGTCTATGTAAATGAAATCGTACTTGCCATCTTCAAGGTCTTCAAGAGCCTTATCACTGTATTTTCGTATAAGGGAGAACCTACCAGACTCAATGTATGGTTTCATCGTTTCCATCGCAATCTTCTCACGTTCTGACATATAACTACCTTGTATATACATATGCCAGTCTTGATACCCTTCAAATGGGTCAATCCCTATCAATGTCAAATTTGAGAATTCATCCAAGAGGCGTTTAGCATTAGCTGCCTCCCATATCCCAATCTCTACGGCAACGATTGGGTTATCTTTGTTAATGTGACTATACATATTTGTTTTTTTTTTAAAAAGTTATATTTTGAAACAAATGCAATGATGGCATCCCCTCAAACAGCTCGACATTCCTAAGCAATCCATTGCTACCAAGCCATCCCTCAGAGGAGTACTTATCCTCTGTTTGTGGGGGCTGCAAGGACTTCACGTGAGCAGACTTGGCCCACCAGAAGTTACCAGCAAAGAATGGGTACTTATTGGGGTGATGCTCCTTATACATCTCAAAGTACTCAGGGAACTTCTCCTTGTACACATAGTGACAACCAACAGCATCGATATTCTCTTTGCCTAGCTCAGTTCCTGCGAACTGCCACCTTACAGCATTGAAGCAGAGCATTGAACGACCCCATAGCTGGTTCACCAATCATCCCCTTGAGCTACCTTTCGTGTGAGCGTAGAAGATATACCCATCGTCAGTCTTAGCGAACTCCCATAGCTTGTTGAGCGTAATACCCTCATAGCCCGTTTCCGCCTGGACAGCAACCACAATCTTTGGGTTGTCATAGCTTGATAAGTGATTAATAACAGCTTGTCTATTCTCCTCCTTGCCTACGATACCTACATAGATATTCTCAAGGCTATCCATAAGTCCGTAAGCGTTAAGCGTTACGAAGTGCTGATGGACGGTTAAGAGCCATTCATCTCCAGCGTAGATGTGGTAGAAGTGGTTAAGCTTGGGGCTATTGAGCGTCTGTGGCTCCGTCTGTTGGTTCTGCGTATTTAATTGTTCCATTGGCTAGTAATGTGTCAAATCTGTTTTGCATTTGGTTTTCATCGTACAACCTACGATACAGGTTTCCCTTCTTGGAGAATATCTCTTGATAAGGAAAGTTCTTCTTAACGTACTCCTGTAGGTTCTTAGCCATCCCCTCTCTGAGGTCTTTGTCTAGGATTAGCTGCTTGGTGTAGCGATACCATCCAGACTCTTCTGCTTTGCTTACAATGAATCCGTTCTCCCCGTGCTTGATATGCTCGGTGTAGTAATCCATATTGGAGCAGATAAGAGCTTTGCCCATCCATCCAGCCTCAACGACCTTCAGCTCTGAGCGAGAACGATTGAACTCTGTCTTGTTCACAGGGGCATAGGTGACATCTACATCGTTGTACCCGTACATATACTCGTACACCGACCTTGCAGGGATGCGAGTGTAGTGCTTGTTTTGACCGTTTGCACTAAATACCTTTTGATAGTAGTTGTATGATGCGTTGTCGTTGTACCCAGCAAGTGTAACGGTGTACTTGCCGTTAAGGCTTTTATCGTTGCAAAGCATTTTCATACTCTTCTCCATCAAAGCAACGTCTTCGATGTGCTGAGCCCCACCGAACCAACCAAACCTCACATAAGGAGCTGGTCTTTGTACAGGCACGTATTGATGGTACTTATCAGGGTATGGGACATTCTTAATGACAACGACATTTGGGTTGATTACCGCAGCTCTGCTAGCCAAGTACTCTGTTGAGCAAGTTACCCAATCCGCTACACTGATGTTCTCCTCAATGATTCTCGTGAGGTTGTTGTCCTTGTAGTGCTTGTAGGATACGTGGTCCTTGTTCAGAACCCAGTAGTCGTCAAGGTCTAGGATTAGCTTAGCATCAAACTGTTTTAGCGCCTTAGCTGCCTCTTGAACACCCTCCACAGACTTCGTGTCAATCACACGGCTGACGACAAAGATGTCCGTTTCAAGGATGTCCGTATCCGACATCTTACCGAATCCCGTGAAGTTCCTGAACTGAAAGATATCCGTATTATCCTCCATCCACGAGTTCGGCATATTGAGACGATAGAGCGCAGCTCCGCTCTCTTCTTGGTGGTATATCGTAGTAATTACGATAGGTTTTGTATTCATATTCAATTAGATACAAATATACACCCAATCAGCCATCACAAGAGACGCAAGCTGGGTCTGTAGCCCTAGCAGCGATGTCCCCTCTAAGAACAGACTCCGTTCTCATATAGTATAGAGTCTTAATACCTTGCTTCCAAGCTTCAATGTGGACTTGGTTAATCCACTTAGGGGTTGCCTCCGTAGGGAAGGCTAGGTTCAAAGACACCGATTGGTCTACATACCTCTGCCTGATGCTCGCTTGTTTGATAAGCTCAAGCTGATTGATTTCTTTGAAGGTCTTAAAGACTTCCTTAACAGGCTCAGCTAGTTCGTGGGCTTTCCTTGGTTCGTCTGCCTTTCGGATATCCCCACCAACCATCACCCACTCATCCAAGAAGTCTAGTCCTTGGACGCTACCTCCATCCTCAAGAATCTTATCCCACACGTCTTTAGTGTTCATACCAATCCTTCGCAAGACTCTCTCTAACTCTTGGTTCTTGCGGATGAATGTACCCTTGAGAGATTGCTCTGTGAACACGTTAGCAGCCCAAGGTTCAATCCCAGCCGACACATTACCTGACAATTTTGAATTACTAACCGTAGGTGCAACAGCTCGTAAATGCGTGTTCCTCATACCGAAACCACGACACCATAGAGGCTCACCGTAGATGCGAGCCATATCTCTAGATGCTCTCTCACTCTCAAGTTTAATATGCGAGAAGATAGAACGTGTGTGCATCTGAGATGGTAGGCCCTCAAAGGACATACCCTTCTGCTGTAGGTAGGTGTGCCAGCCTAGGACACCAAGTCCCAAGGCACGACCCTTCTCCGCAGAGCGAACAGAGTTCTCAAAGCCCCTCATATTCTTGGCTTTCTGAATGAACTCTTCTAGAACTCCATCAAGAAAGAACGTAGCGGTGTATACCAAGTCGGTGTCCTTCCATTCGTCATACTTGGCGAGGTTTAGTGAGGAAAGGCAGCAAACGAATGAGTGAGACTCGTCTGTGTACAGGGCGATTTCCGAACAGATGTTGGTCATAAACACCTTGAGGCCATTCTTCTTGTACATCTCAGGGTTAGCCTTGTTCACATTCCCTCGGAACATCACATAGGGTTCTCCAGTGGCCTTGCGCTTCTGCAATACCTTGGCCCACCTTCTGCGTGATTCTTGGTCTCCCTCTTCAATCTTACGCATAAACTTATCGGAGACAACCACGCATTGGTGCAGGTTGAGGCATTGTCTATTCACATCACCCTTTGGTTCACGGATTTCAATCCACTCCCAGAAGTCATCGTGTTCAATGTTTAGATTGATGCTAGCAGCACCACGACGCACGTTACCCTGAGAGGTAGCCAGAATCGTTGAATCGTAGATTTTACAGAACGGAACGACTCCATCTGTTGTGCCGTTTGAGTTGGAGATGGGGGAGCCAGCTGGACGTAGCATATTCATACCTACACCCACACCGCCTCCGTGCTTAGCAAGAAGCATCATCTCAAGGTTCTTTGTACCGATGTCCTGAATGCTGTCACCAATATCAATACCAAAGCAAGAGATTGGTAAGCCTCTGTCTGTGCCTGTGTTGGCTAGGACTGGAGTAGCTAAACACAACCAATTATTCCAAATGTACATAAACAGTTTGTCCTCAAACGCTTGAGTCTGATTCAATCTGTTGGTTATGGTTCTGCATACTCTTCTATAAGCATCTCTTGGTGTTTCACGACCAATTAGATACCCATTGCTGATGGTCTTCACGTACTCCTCTGTGTTGCCCCATACAGGGAAGTCTACTCCGACCTCCCACCCTAATTCTTTTCCGTAGTTTTTCATTTTTATTTCCTAGTCCAAATTAAATCTTCACCATTTTCGGCAACCGTAAGTACTTGGTTTGCTGGGCCTATCGCTAAGTTCTTCCAATCAGTGCCACCCCAATACTTGATGTCCCCCTTTGCATCTCCGTTACTGAACCCCTCACCAGCGGGCCCTGTAGGGCCTGTGGCTCCCGCTGGGCCTTGAGCACCTGTAGCACCTGTAGCACCATCAGCACCTGATGGCCCTTGAACCCCTTGAGGACCTGTAGCTCCTGTGGGCCCTGCTGGCCCCTCTGGGCCTTGAGAGCCTGTAGCACCTGTAGGCCCTTGAGAGCCTGTAGGCCCTGGGTCTCCTTGAGGACCTGTAGGGCCTGCAGCACCTGTAGCACCTGTAGCACCTGTAGCACCTGTAGCACCTGTAGGGCCTGTAGGGCCTGTAGCACCTTCGTCGCCTTTGTTCCCCTTCCATTTATTCTCTAGAAAGTCTACGATAACTGGATAGGAAACCGATGTGGCCCTATTGATTTCAACAATAGACGCTGTTGGGTTTGCGGTTAAGTAATCCGCAAGAATCTTTTCTGTTGGGTTATAGCTTACTGGCATCTTCAATGATTTTTTTAAGTTGTTGTTGTGTCTCTGATTCTAAGAACTCAGAGTCCGTTTCAGTAATGAACACTGCAAAGAACTTGCGCCCCTTGATAGTTACATCGGATGTATACACGCTGAGCATTTCAAGCTCATCCTCAAGCATTGAGTCACAGATATCATCGACTAACTTGCGATATTCTCTTGGGTTCATTTGTTTTAGTTTCATATCTATAGTTTAAGAGTTCTACCATACATCTTCAAAGTCTTCCCCCTCGTTGGCCTTGGAGTAATCCGTTGGCCTTAGAGCGAAGAAGTCTGTGTGTGTAAGACCACCAGTCAGATGATAGAACCAATCCAACTGACTAGCCTTAGCGTCATCGACTACAAAAATAGCCTCATAACCTAGTTCAATAAGCTTCTCATTAGCCCTCTTCTTAATAAACTCAATGAGGTCTTCTGCCTTTAGGTTCTCCAAATCCCCCATCTCAAACATCTTGTTGATGAACTTTTCCTCAAGCTCAACGGCTAACCTAGCAGCTTCAATGATGCTTTCCTTGGCTTTTTCACGAAGCTCAGGGTATTCGCTGCACATATGATTGAACAGCGTGCATCCCATCCTTGAATGTAGGGATTCGTCACGTACAGACCACTTCATTTGTTGGCCTATTCCTTTGAGAAGATTCCTCATTTGAAAGGAGTACAGGACAGCGAATGATGAATACAGCGACACCCCTTCGGCAAAGGCAGAGAACACAGCGATGGACTTAGCCACTTCAAGTCTAGCCTTTGGCATTGCAGAAAGCTCTGTATGCGTATAATCCGCTTGAGTCTTCATAAGGTTATCGAATCGTTCTCTTGTAGACTCCTCGTGCAAGAACCCTTCAAAGTTCTCAAGACCAAGTGTCTCGTTGAGGTAGCTGTAGGCAGCAGCGTGGATAGTCTCCTGAGAGCCAAACATCATCGCCATTTGGATAATCTCGTGCTTCGGAAACCACTTCGTTACCTGATTTGTCCAGTAGTCAGACACAGCACACTCGGTCTGAGCAAAGCCCAAAAGAATGTTCCCAACTAGGTTGGTCTCGTGGGGCTGTAGGTTCTCACGGAAGTCCTTGACATCGTTCTGCATCGGTATTTCCGTATGAAGCCAAAAGGCTTGTGCTTGCTTCATCCAACCTTCTGTAAAGTAGATGGGGTACTCAAATGGTTTGTAGGCGACTCTATGGCTAAATAGCATTTTCTATTATTGTTTTTTTAAGTGTGTAGTGTGATATTGTTCTAAGTTCGTCTGTCGGTATCCATACAAACAAGTCCTCTCTGCCTCTCCTTGATTGCTTTAAGTAGGGGCCCTTGAACTTATCGTATACGGTTTCATCAGTGATATTTGTTTCAACGAATGACGCTAGTAGCTTTCTATTAACGACAACCCAATCGAATTCAAATTCATAGGCGATGAAGTCAGCTCCACCGTATCCCCAGCCAGTTGTTCCGTAGGTGTTCTTGATTTCAAAGATAGCAAAGTCGTTGCAGTAATCGGAGTTTCTGTTCAATCTTCTCCTTGCTTTAACGTCTATCTTGACATCGTTGATGCACACATCCCAATGCTCTCGCATATCCTCGTGTCTTGTAGCCCTGCGAAACAGCTTGAATTTATCGGGGTAAGACAAAAGATAATCAGCAGTAAACCTAGTCTCTGCTGAAACTCCCTCCGCAATGGAGTTCGGATATTGGCTACGCATTATTCGCCCTCTACGTGTTCTCTTACGGCATCTCTAATGAACTCTAACTCTTTGCGTACAGATTGAATGAAGTCAAGCGTCAACTTCCGTACCGCTACCTCATCGACTAGTGGGTTTCCTTTTTCGTCGTGTAAACTTTCGTACAGGTTTGTTGTGTTTTTTTGTACCTGATTTAGCGACATCAGGTAGTACTCGGATAGTCTCTTGTTCATTTCCAAGGAGTATGTTTATGGTTTGGTCGACTTGGGTTTGGTTCTTCGGGAGGAAGACTTTATAGTCTGACATTCCGTTGATTTGTAGCCAGTAGAGGAACAGCTTCCACCTGAGCGTGAATGTATGCTGCGAGGGGACGAATCCCTTTGTTTCGATGTAGAACTTTTGCTCGTGGGAGACGAAGTCAGGCTTGTAGGTGATGGGGTACTCTTTGCTCCCAGTCCTGTCCACCATCGTCTTAGAGCCGTTAGTGCATTTAAAATATAGAACTTCATTCCTAAACCCATCCATAAGCGTAATAGACTCAGGCTCATATTCAAAGATGAAACCATTCTCTTTAAGCTTTTTATAGCAGTAGAGTTCGAGAGACGATTTAAGTTCGATACCATCGTATGTGTGTTTTTTATTTTTAACATTTTTGGTTTTAGCCATTGGCGAATATAGTCAAGCAGTTAGCTTCCTCCAAATAAAGTTCTACTTACTTCTCCACAATTTAAGGGGTTGAACATCAGGCTACCATTGATGTAGTAGAAGGTGTTTCTATCCGCATTGCACTCGAATCTTAGAGGCTCATTGAAAGATGTAGGGGAGCCCCCAGTTTCTGTCTCACGAATCTTACGCACGTGCATCTCAACAGTTCGCCTCATCGCTATCTCAGGGTGCTGTATCTTTCTGTGGAACGTAAGGAAGTCATCAGCTCTGTTCACGAACTTGCCACCTCCCTCTGTCTGCTCTGCGAATGGTGCGATAGGCAAACCATCGTCACCTTTCATACGTTGAGCTTCAGTGACAGCGTGTGCGTTAAGCCATACAGCCATCTTGTTTGCGTTTGACATCGTGAGCATTTCGCTGATAGCCTCGTAGTCGTATTCGTGTACACCAAGCGTGCTACCTTGCCTCATATCCCTTTTCAAGCTGTTGTATGGGTCGATGAATACCCCATCAAGAGGTTCTTGCCTCAGCATCTTCTCCGTGAATATCAGGATGTCATAAAAGGAGTAGGTCTTGTTGTTTTCAATGACCGTGAAATGCTTCCTCACCCAATCGTAAGCTATCTTTCTTTCGTTAAAGGTCATAGACTCAACGCTTTTACCCATTGCAAAGGTCATCAGCTTCATTTTAACGGCTGCTGTCTTGTTCTCTGAGGTATACACCAGCCATCTCCATCCGTGCCTCATAGAGGCTACTACTTGCAGATACAATGCGAATGTGGTCTTGCCTATATTACTGTGTCCGTTGATGATGGTGAAGTTCTTTTTGAACCTCCAATGGAGGTCAACTTGCTCGATGCCAACGGAAAGACCTTGAGGTATCTCCCCCTCTGCGAACATCGTAATCCACTTGTAGTCCTCTGAGTCGGAGGATATGAAAGACATATCCCCATCGCTAATCAACAGCTCTCTACGCATCTTATCACGCTCATCCAATACATTCTTGATTGGTAGCATCTTCCCTCTTTCAATACCATCCCTAATGGTATTTATAGCGGTGTGCATAGAGTCAATATCCTTCTTCTCTATCTCCCTAAGAAGAACCCTTATAACCTCCTCCTCCTCCATCATAGAGGCAGCTATGTATCCACCGCAAAGTATTGATGCACGTAGAAGAACATCGTGCTTGCTTCCGTTCTCTGCTCTGCGAATCATACGGCAAGCGATGTTTAACTGCTCGTAGTCCGTAATCCCTGCTGTCTTTACCTCTATCTGCTGATTGTCAGCCTTCTCCGTTAAGAAGCCACCATAAGCCTCCGCATCATCTCTATAGACTAGCGCCTCATCGTAGCTAAAGAAACAGGCTCTAGATTCGTTTATTCCTGTTGAGTCTACCTCAAGCCCATAGTTGGCATCGTAGTAGCGCATAATGCTTCTGTAGTGGTCACGATGCCTTTCAGGGTTTGTGATACGTACAACAACCTTAACGCCTTTCCCTGAGGGGGATATAAAGCAAACAAGCGTGTGCTTATCTAGAGACAGATTTCTTTTTGCTTCCTCTGCATCAATCTTGTCAAAGTCAATTACCATCAACCCTGAGTGTTCTTGCAGAGACGAATCGTCCCTAGACAAAAAAACTCCCGAAAAGCATATAATCGGGAGTTGTTTTTTTTCATCCTTCGTAGCCTGACCGCTACGAATCCTGTTAATAGTCGCTAAAGAAGATGTTTTCGGGGACCTTATATGTTCCAGTACTTGTCCAAGTGTTTGGACGTACGGTGTCTGAGTGTCCGTCAGGCTCTTGAATATCGTGACCTTCTTTTCTAGAATGTTGCTCATCTTTTAAAACAATTTTAAGTAGAATTAAATAACCAATAAGGTCTGTGACCGTGTCCTCCGTGGAGTCGTTGATGCCTCTGTTCTTGATGCGGTTAAGCTTGTCATCAATCCTAGCGCATATAGACGCTCTTGGGGAGTTTGTGCTGAATATGTTTGATGGGTTTGTAGCTGCATCCCCATAAGCGGTGTTCTTTTCAAGGAGCAGAGACTCAACAGCTCGGCATTCCTCTACAATCTTTTCATTAGTACTCTTCATAGTAGTCCAATAGTTTATCATACATCTCCCCCACCTGATACACCCAAGGGGTCATTTCTTCCCCTTCGGTAGTAACTACCTCGAGCTTCTCCCTTTCATAGAAGTGGGGATGCCCCTCAAGTGCATCAAGCGTTTTCAATCCCAAATCGTTCACAAGGTACAACTCCATATGTACAAAGTGTCCATCTTCGTGTGTTCCTTTTATCAAGTATGGTAGGCCACTTATGCACAATCGCATTGGATGTTTTGTCTTAGCATTTGCTACGAATTCACCACCAGCATATTGCATAACTCCTTGGTTACCGTTGCCTTTCTTTAGTGTACCATACACTCCAACAAGATGCTCCATTAGTTCTCTTGCTCCTTTCTGATTTGTGCTAGCTTTTTTGTCGCTAGGTCAACAGCGACATCGCTGAAGATGGGTAGATGTTCTGTGATAAAAGTAAGGTTGTCAATCTCTTGTTGCATCCTTGTGATACCGATACGTGACACCCATTGTCCGTATTTTCTTGAATCTAGTTCTTTATTCATAGGTTTAGTGTGATTTTGGTGTAAATTTTCCATTATTTAGTACTTAAAAGGTGTGTTCAAACTTAGCAATAGTGTCCCCTTTACAAACACTTCTGCTTACGTTTATTATCCCGCAATCAGTATGGGCCTCCCATATAGGAGAAAATTGGAGGGTGCTTTTTTGCCCTACGCCATAAAATACTACGCTGTCAATTAAACATTTCCTAATAACTAGTTTTCTTTTTTTTGGAGGAGTAAAATCGCAAGACAGCAAGGCAATTGATAAAACCACAAAAATCTTTTTCATATTTAAGTTATTTAAAATTTGCCAAAGGTAAGCTCCCCATCGTTGTAAACCAAGTATTTCCCTTGGTGAATTACGTCAATAAGAAAGTATCTTCCTCCTGTGAACTTCTCTAGCATCCCAATGCTAGCATCTGCACCCACTTGAGTATGACCAACGACTTGTCTGTAGGCTTTCTTTAATGAGCTGTTTTTATTAGCCCTCATAAGTTGTTCGGGTCGAATCCATATCGGAGTCTGATAGGTATCACCACCTGTAGGGTCTAGGCCTGTGAACATAAACTTCCTCGGCTGAACGATAAACAGATTGTTGATTTCGCTAACGATGTCTGCGTCCTCTGAAATATCGTTGTCTTTGAGCCATTCTGCTGATACCCCAGCGTGGGTACAAAGCAAGTCATCAAGCAAGAAAGCCATCTGAAAAAGGTCTTTGTTGTCTGTTAGCAAGTGGTTGATGGTTGGATACATCTTCGGCTGAAAGCCAGTATAACGCTCGTAGTTGAACATATAGTGGAAGTCGTGGTTTCCTATGAGCAGAATCGTATTCGGGATTCTACGCTTGTACTCAAGAATATCCATAAAGTTCTCAAGTTGCTTCTCTGAGCTGATGTCAAGGCTATCAAAGTAGTCCCCGATGAATACTACTTGGTCGGGGGATTCTTTTGTGATAGCGTCTTTCCATAGCGTTCTTCCGTGGGTGTCCCCTAGTAGTATTGTTTTCATAATCGCAAAATATGATATGTTTTTAGGGATTGTATTCATCTTGACACCATATCGGTGTTCTTTCTCCAACGTAAGCTGATTCCACGTTGTACTCAAAGTATTCAATCGCATCGTCTGCCCCCATCTCTCTCTCAAGGATAGCTACGGCCTTTGTAACCGAATACACAACTCTAAAAGAGTTTCTGTCAAAGCCAATGATGGCATCGTCAAAGCCATCTGCGAAAAGTAATTCTTCGTCCCCTGATAGCTCTACAAGTAACTCTCGTCTTGTCATCCCTTTATGAATCGTTTTAAAATCGTTTCCTTTGCAACGCCCACCCATAGGTGACCAAAGAAAAACGCAAACCCAAGAACAGGGTCGATGAGTCCAAAACCCCAACAGATTGCAAGGATTTTCCCCATCTGAAAGCAATGCTCCGCATCCGTTAAGAACACAAGGAATGTAGAGCTGTATGGGAATCGTTCTGCGTGAGGCAAGGATATCCCAAAGTGATACCATTTAGGCTTGTAGGATAGAGGGTTGTTGTTTGGACCAAGGGCCCATTTGTTTCGCCAAGACTCTCTTGAGTTCCAATGCGTTAGCTTACCACTCCAGTTCCCCACGATGCACTCGTCCTCAAGCTCGTTGAAGAGCATAAAAAGAAATCCTAATAAGAAGATAGATAATATCATTATGTTACATTTAGAAATTTAAATATATAATCCCTCTGCACTCAGTTGTTATTGGTTGTACTCAAGACCAATATTCATCACATCTTACCTATCAGGACATCCTGTGGCATTACCCACTTTACTACCTGCTTTTTATGCAGCACCCATATCCTATGGGTAGTGAGGAGACGCTCTGTGTGATTACAACTGCTCACCCTTTTGGGTTAGTGCAAAGATAGAAAATTGTTTGTTAATAAACAAACAGCAGTATCTATTCTGTAGCTTGTTTTTTTTCGCTTACGTCCATTCTGTGTTTCCATTTTATTTTTTCGCTTATTTGTTTGAGTTGTACGATGTCACCATCTGTTGCATCCCAGAAGTCCTTAGACTCCAGAAGAATTACATTGGCGAGTGGCTTGTTAGGGGTGAGCAACAAAACGTGGGTCTCCTTTTCGTGTCTCCTGTGATTTGGTATCTTGGCGGTTGAGCCTTCATACGAACCAATCTTGACGTTGAGCAAAATCTTTTTGTCACCCTTTTGAAACCCGAAAAAAGGGGATTCCGTGTATTTCAACGAAACCCCCCATTCGAGTGCTACCAAGAACGCTACAGCTTCTTCCATTTAGAACGGCAAGTCAGATTGGGGATCTGCTGACTTAGGAGCTGATTGAGCAGCCTTTGGTTCTAACAAGACTGCGTATGGACGCTTTGGGTCACGACCCTTGCGGATACGTACCTTGACACGTCCGTTTGCATCTGCCTTCTTCAAGGCTTCTGTCATCTCCGTGGCTGTCATAGATAGCGTGTATCCTGTGAATTCATTTTCGTATTCTTCATAGAATACATTTCCGAAATAGTTTGGCTTTTGGTTTTCTGTTGTCATAACTGGTTTTTTAAAGGATTTCTGTGATTAGGTGTTGGTTGATGTCTTTGTTCTCAATGAAGTACTCTCTGTAGGTTTTGGTAGCGTTTTTTACAAGCTGTTCCCCTAGCTTGTAGAATTCTTCGGACACACTATATATCCCAACGTCTTGCGTTGTTTTGTCAATAACGATGAAGTGGAAGTTCAGATAGTGAACACCGAATATCTTGCCGTAGATATACACTTGTGATGCGTATCCGTACTTTTTCGCACTATATCGGAATCCCTCGATGTCCGAAGTAGTTTTCAAATCGTAGATGCTACCATCTTCGTGAACCATATCTGCTTTGGCTCTAAATGGCATACCTGCAACATAACCAAAGTCAGCTTTCTCGTAGGAGCAATTCATAATGATGTCTTCCACACGTTTGCAGTTCATTAGCGAGTTCATCATATTTTGAGCGTTGCGGAACTCGTCTCCTGTGATTACTAACCTACCTGGGTTAGCTACCTCAGCATCCTTGAAGGCTTTAGTCAATTTGCTTTTAACATCCACAATCTCAAAGGAGTCCTGAACCTTGTTTGGCTCAAGGACAAGCATATGCAGAAGCTTTCCGTTGGTGAGTGCAGATGAAGACTCGCTACCATTATTTAGATAGCGTTGATAAGCCTTCGGTGATTGGTTAAGGAGTTTTACAGAAGAAGATGATAGTGATGCCTTACCAAGATACCCATAGTAAAACTCATCATCACCCATACGCTCTAGCAATTCATTGTAAGACCATTGGCTTCCATCAAGAAGCACGAACTTGGCGGGAATAACTTCTGTCATTTGCTTTTCTTAATTAAAGATTGGAGTGACTTTACTTGCGATTCAGTAAATAGGCTAGAAACTTTACCCTCCTCATACAACTCCCCTTGCTTATCTAATATCATTTTAAGCTTATCATAGGTTGGGTTAGCCTTGATGTAGTCCATAGCCTTCTGAAACATTGCGTCAGGTTGGAGTGCTGCGGGTTGCGTCTCCTGTGATTGCGTCTCCTGTGATTGTTTGGTGGGGAGGTTTTGCTTGGCGATAGCCATCGCCACCTCATCAGCCGTTGCGATAGAGGTCTCAATGCCGATACCCAAGTTACCCAAGCACCGACCCCAAGCCGAACTTTCGCAGTTCTCAATGTACGATGTCTTGTTAATCATAGAGGATGTTCTGTCCTCCTGAGCGTGACCCACGGCTACAACAATGCCCTCTGCATTGCGAATGGTTGCCCTTACGATGCACGATTGGTCATCGTAGGACACAAGGTCTGACTCCATAGTCCACCCCTTGTACTCAGGTGCAGTACGGAAATAGAGAATGCGTTGAGATACCTCAACATAGGCTTTCCCCTTGATGTTGGTTGTTTTGAACTGATGCATAAAATTGGGTTTAAATTGAACTGAATTACAAAGATACTTGACTTTCCATCTTTTGCACTACATCGTTATGAACATTGATGCACATTCGCCTATCCTCCATAGCCTCGTAGAATGCACCGAAGTCATTCTTGACCTCTGCGTCATAGGACAATAGGTTGTCCATTGCCCTGATGGAGTTAATGATTGTGGAGTGGTGTCTGTTGAGCGTGTAGCCTATAGAGGTCAGAGTCCATCCTTGGAGGTGTAGGTACTTGCTGATAAAGTGCCTCGCAAAGACAAAGTTGTTTCTCCTATCATCAGAGCGAATCTCATCCATAGTAAAGCCAAGTAAGTCAACGGCTGACCTTACCAAAGAGGATTGGTTCTCCTCATCTATTTCATCTATAATCATAAGCACGGAGTTAACAGATAGAATTTTGTCATCTATGTCTGCTCCAAGTTTGTTTGCGTATTTGGTTAAGGAATGGCGAATAGAATCCCTTTCCCAAGCAAAGCGTGGGTTCAATCTGTTTGTTTTCATTGGTTTAAATTTGTTTAAGGTGCGACTTATCGGAGTCAAAGTCATAGCGTTCCACAACCCCATCTGCGATAATTAAAAATAATTCTCCTCTCCTTATAGGTTTGCCGTATAGCAATACCCCATAGAAATGCCCATCATCATCGTATTCAACCTCACCATCTTCCATCAGGTCAACGATAGCGACTGCGGTGGACTCCCGACCATCGTACTTGATAGCCGAATAGATATTACCATCTGTTTCGTTTAGTAGTTTGATTATCATTGCTTTGGTTGAATTAATTTCCAATTATCTTGTAGGTAAATGGGGTAGGTCTTGTATTGCTTCTCACCAACCTTCCTCCCCCATAGCATACCATTATCGTGCTGAACAACCTTGAAGACCCCCAAATAAGACTCTATCGTGTCACCTACACCAAAGGAGTACTTATGTACCCCCTTGATGTAGTAAGCGTTTCGTAGAGCCTCTGAGAGCCTTCTCTGTGCATTCAGAATTTCAAGTATGCAGTCTTCAATCTGTTGTTTTGTGGTTGATTGTAGGATTGCCTGAGAGCCTTGCTCAGACAGAGCCTTGAGTTCATCTATCTTCATTTGGATTTCTTTTTTAAATACTCCCTATAAAGAACTGAACAGATTGCAATTCGTTGAGACTCGTTGGGGTAGCGTTTCCGCATAATAGCCATTGCGATACGCATAAATTGGCTCATTTCGGTAGCATTATACATACTCGTTAAAGGGTATAGTTCTCGCCATTGCCGTAGCCTCTGTCCGCTTGTACGCATCGGGGGGTTGTGGAGACCCCCACTCGCTTGGCTTGTTTGCCGTTTGCTGAGAAGCAAGGGCGAAGTTATCAATTTCCAAGGACAAAGTCAAGTTTCTGAGCCTTGAGTTTTCCGCAGACAGAATGTGGAGTTCCTCCTCCATTGTTTCTATGCGGAGGCGTAGGTAGTCAATAAGTGATTGGGCGAATGCCCCTGTTGGGTAGGTTTTCATAGGTTGGTTAGTTTAAATGGTTTTCAAAACAAACCAACCCACCTTGTTTGGTGAGTCGGTTGGGTCATTGTCAATCAAGACACTCTCCGTGCCTTCATCGTTATCGTAAATTGAGGCTATTGTAAACCCATATGATAGATAACGGATAGCGTTTTCAGACTCTTCGGGACACATTAATCTGTAGTCCCCCGTATCGGTGTCATCGTAGTGTACTGCGGTCAATAAATGCCCGTGTTGGGCAAAAAATTCGGTCACATTCATAGGTTGGTTGGGTTAAAGGGTTTCCAAGATAATGCCTCATCAGAGGAGAGGTCACAAGCAATCTCTATGTTATTCAAGTGAGTCCAAGCCTCATCTGAATGGGTGGTTGGTTGTTCAAATTCTTTTGCTAAATTCTTTTCGTAAATGAACCTTCGGATAACCGCAAGGTCATCATTGACCATTGAGAGTCGGTGTTTTAGTTGTTCTGTTTCTGTTTTCATAGGTTGGTTAGTTTAAAAGTGGGAGAACAGATTGGGGGG